TTTATCAAAATAGCGCAGGATGTACACATACAAACTATGTTAGGTACACAACTATTAAGGAGAATACAAGAAGACATAATAGACGATACTTTAGCTAATCCTTATTTAGACCTTTTAGTAGATTATGTAAAGCCTATGTTGATACATTGGGCAATGGTTGAATATTTACCTTTTGCAGCTTACACGATTGCTAACAAAGGAGTATACAAACACGATTCAGAGAATGCTACTACTGTAGAAAAAAACGAAGTAGATTTCTTAATTGAAAAGCAACGACAAATAGCACAACACTACACACAAAGATTTGTAGATTATATGGCTTTTAACAACGCATCTTTCCCAGAGTATAATTCTAATTCAAACGGTGATATGTACCCACGAGGAGAGAATAACTTAAATGGGTGGTATTTATGAAGAAGTACAAGGTAAAAGAAAACAATATACAAAAGTTAAAGTTATACTTAAAGAAAGTAGAGAAAGATGGCGAACAAAATAGGATGGGGAGAAGCCGTTCTTAATTTAATAGGATGGGGCGCAGATGGAAGCAGAGGTGGTTTAGAGACTACTAATCTCATTGCTGAGAATTCTGATTTTTTTATTACGCAATCGGGAGACTTTCTTATAGATGAGACATTATTTAATAGCGGAGGATTTGGAGCAATATATGACACTTCTTATTCAGGCGAAACATTATTAGAACGATAAAAAATACAAAATGGCAGAAAAGAAAATAAGTGAACTAACGGCTAAAGGCGCAGCACTTGCGACTACGGATTTAATGGTTATATCTGAGGTATCAGGTGCAACGTATGTTACTAAAAGCGTTACAGGTGCGGATATCATTAATCCACGAGTTCAGTCTGTTGTGAGTGCAGCTACAGTTACTGCTACATCTACAAATGATTTGGTTAAGATTACTGCTCAAGCTGCGGCACTTACTTTAGCTAATCCAACAGGAACTTTTGCTGAAGGACAAGCATTGATATTTAGAATCAAAGACAACGGAACTGCAAGAGCAATTACATTCGGTGCTAATTTTAGAGCGGTAGGTGTTACGTTACCAACTACAACAACGATTAGCAAAACAACTTATGTAGGATGTATCTACAATTCTACAGATACTAAATTCGATGTTATAGCATCTTTAACTGAGGCATAATGTACTACGGTTTATTAGGATTAGCAGGAAAGGTTTCTGCACCTGCATTCACAGGATTGCTTGATACATACTCAGGAGCTGGTTCAGCTTATTCAATTGCTCGTAGATTATCTTCTACTTATACAGGCGCATTAATAAGAGTTAGACGTTCATCTGATAACACGGAGCAAGACATAGGATATAACGGAAGCAATGTATTAGATGAGTCTGCACTTACTACATTTGTAGGTGCAAATAATGGATTTGTGACAAAGATATATGACCAAAGTGGTAATTCAGCATTTGCTTCTCAATCTACTGCTGCAAATCAGCCTAAAATAGTTTCAAGTGGAACTATAATAAAAGTAAATAGCAAGGCAGCTATGGAGTTTGATGGTGTAAATGATTCATTGACGTTTGCATCAAATCCATTTGTTACAAAAAATACATATTCATTTTTTGATGTAGGAAAGTTTTATGCTACAGTTCTAAATTTCAATATGATGTTATCACAATCTGATACGGAAATAGAAGTTAGAAGAGGTGGCGGCGGTGGTGTTGTTCAATTCCTTATGGGAGGAACAGGTGGTGCTGCTCCAACAGGTAGTGCCCAGATAAATAATCTTCAAAAATTATTTTCTTTTTATAGAAAATCAAATATAGAAGCGAAAGCCTATGTCAATAATACTCAAGATGGTGCAACACTGACGCCAAATTCAAGTACGATAGGAAGCAGCACTTTATATTTAGGTTCAAGGTCAGGAACTGCATATTTATATGAAGGTACTATGCAGGAAGTTTTGATATTTAACACTGACCAAAGTGCAAATCATTCTAATATTAATGGTAACATTAACACATTTTATTCAATCTACTAATGGAAGTAAACGGATATAAATACACTACGGAGCAAGAAGCTATAGATGCGAGAGAGGCTTGTGATACTTACTATGGCATTCCGGTAGCACCTGATGACGTTACACAGAATTGGGTAGAATATCGGACTGCAGATTTAGATACTCCTATCTTTTATTACATAAAATTTGATGAATCATTAAAGGTGGTATTAGGTAACCCTACAAATTTTGAAGTTACTACACCACCATTTAATTAAATTAATAGTTATATTTGCCACTATGGAACCTATAACGATAATTGAATCAATAAAGAAACACGGAGTAACGGGATTACTTTGTCTTTGTCTATGGTGGATGAATGGTAGACTATCTGACGTTGAAGAAAAGCTATACAATTGCTTAACGACTTCTAAAGCGGTCAGTGCATATAAACACGAATCTAACCACGTTCAACTTTTCGCTATACTTCCTGATAAACTAAAAGTAAAAAATGGAACTAAAAGAAAGATGGCTATCTAAGACTCCTAAGTTTTGGAAGAAAGTACAAAGAGTAGGAATCATTGCAGGAGCAGTAGGAGCAGCTATAATCGCAGCACCTGTAGCTTTACCCGCAGCATTAATTACGGCAAGTGGATATTTGTTAGCAGTAGGTGGAGTAGCTGCTACATTGTCTCAGTTAACGAAAGAAGATGCAGTTAAGTAAGCATTTAAGTAGAGAAGAATTTGAGCGTTCAGATGCTGCTACAAACTACGGAATAAACAACTCAATGAACTCAGGTCAACTTGCTAAAGCTATGGCGTTAGCTATTAATTGTTTTGAGCCTATTAGAGAGCATTTAGGAAAGCCAATCAAAGTGAATAGTGGTTATCGTTCTCCTGCCGTAAATAAACGCATTGGAGGGGCTTTAACGTCTCAGCATAGTTTAGGAGAAGCAATAGATTTAGATTTACACGATAGAGATTTATTCGAGTGGATTATAGATAACGTTACTTTTGACCAATTAATATTTGAAGGAGGAACTGAAGATTCAGCAAGTTGGTTTCATATTTCCTATCGAGAAGGACACAATCGTAAACAAGTGTTACGAATGATAAAGAAAAGCGGTAAATCTACCTATATACCTTACAAACGCAAATAGAACCGAGTAACATCGGTTTTTTTATTCAAACTTATTATGAGAAGGCGTCTATTTTTTGACATAGAAACATCGTTTAATATTGGTATATTTTGGAGAAGTGGCTACAATCTTACAATACAACCAGATGACATTATAAAAGAACGTGCTATAATTTGCGTTAGTTGGAAGTGGGAGGGAAAAGATGAGGTTCATAATTTAACTTGGGATAAAAACCAATGCGATAAAAAACTTTTAAAAGATTTTGTTAAAGTATTAAATCAAGCAGATGAAATAGTAGCGCATAATGGAGATAGGTTCGATATAAAATGGCTGCGTACAAGATGCTTAAAACATAAGGTTGATATGTTTCCTCAATACCAATCCATAGACACTCTTAAACACGCTAAAAGTCAGTTTAATTTCAATTCAAACAAGTTAGATTATATTGCTAAATTTCTCGGAGTTGGTGCAAAGCTGAAGCACGAAGGTATGGATATGTGGAAAGCTATCATTTTTAATAAAGATGCTGATGCTTTAAAGCGAATGGTAGAATATTGTGATATGGATGTCATTGTACTTGAAAAGGTTTATCACAAATTAGAACCATATACAAAGCAAAAAGTAAACTATGCGGTATTAAGAGGTGGAGAAAAGTTTGAATGCCCTAACTGTGGAAATCTACCACACTATAAAAGTATGTACACAACTGCCGCAGGAACTATTCAACATAGAATGCAATGCTCAGATAGAAAGATTTGCAATAAGAAGTTTACTATTAATAACAAAACTTACATTGGTTATTTACAATTTAAACTTCGTAGTAATATAAAATAGCTACCTTAGTAGAACTTTTTTCGTAAAGTACAATCTGTTTTGTTTAGGTAAGAAAGGGAGTTTGGGAACATTCTCCCTTTGTTTTTTTAAAATAATTAAAATAATTTGTTTAAAAGTATTGCAGTTATAAACAATTGTATTATATTTGTCGAAACAATAATACAAAACAGATGAAAAAACAGATTAAAGAAGCCTTAGAGCTTCACGCAAAAGCAAACGAATTGCTTTACTTATGCGAAGGAATGCAGAACCGAATAGATAATATGCTTCGGTACAATGCAGAGATAGCCATCCCTAACAACTTTCACGAGCATTCAGAGAATGTTATTGATACCTGCCAACGTGGATTAGGTAGATTATGGAGAAGCTACCAGATAGTGATTGATAAACTTAAAAGCCTTGATGAGATATGAAAGAGGATTTAATAAAGTACGTTGAGCAATTGGAGATTGAGCGACAAGAAAACACAGATGTCTATTCAGACGAAACACTAATCAGATTAGATAATTTAATTAAAGAGTATCACAAACTAATATTGTCATTATGAAAACACGAAACGTATTTAAGAAAGTAACAGAGGCATTTAACCAACACATAAAGCCTACTACATTAGAAAACGAATTCATCCCTAATAACGGAGTAAGACACGGAGACTTAAAAAGATATTGGGATAACTACAACGCTCAATTAGTTAACAGAATCTCAGAAATAAAAAGCTATGAAAAGATTTAAGATAACATACAAGGTAAAACTAAAGAGGTGGGAGGAGCGTTACTTAATTGTAAGCGCATACACTCAGTCAGATGCTAAAGATAAATTCCAATTATGGAAAGGTTTAATAACAGATATAAGTGAGATATAAGATGCCAGATATAGCAATGTGCAAAAATGAAACTTGCAAACTAAAGAAAGAGTGTTACCGATATATGGCAGAGCCATCTAAATATTGGCAAACATA